TTAGCGTTGTAACAGGCAATCCAGAAGAAAGTTTTATATCAGTAGGGACTGTGAGTGTGTTGTACGAAGTTGCTCGAATAGATAAAGTATTATTTTCTTTGTTAAACATTAATTCATTGCCGTCGTCATCCAATATGCGTTCGACCTTCATAACATCGTTTAAAAACGGATTTTCAACTGTGTCTGTAATGTACGTGTCTGTTCCGCCATTACTCACAGTTTTATCAGAGCTTAAAACGTAAGTTGTTCTTCCATCTAAAGTAATTGTTAATTTTGATTCGTTAAGTAAAAAACGTTTGTGTAACTCAGTTAGTCCTAAAGTAACAGCAGGCAATATTTTTTTAGCCGCTACAGTTGGCATTGTTGTATCGTTATCAGAATCATATTCTGTTCCTGTTCCCATAAAAAGATGGGAAAACTCGCCATAAGCTAAATGATCGAGAATGTCTTGTAATGTCATAGCAATAAAATCCTTAAACTACATAAGATGAAAGAGTATTTGTATTTTCTTCAATTTCCATTCCCCAAAGCCCATCGTCTTTTTCATGCAATACACCTTCTTCAGAAGGTTTCCAAGGCGTTAGTTGCGATAGTTGAGTAACAGTGTCAAGAAAATCATCGTTTCTACTGCGAAAACCGCCAGGAGAAACTAAAGACAATTCGTTAATTGCTTCTAATAAAATTGGATCTTCCTTTTTTTCTATAGGAAAATATATTTTTCGTGCTTTAAACATGGGCTGAATAGTACTGTTAAAGCGTTCATGCTTTTTAGATCCTAATGACCGAATGCCTGGATTGTTTGAATTATTGCCACTAGCCAACGGAAAATAAATATTACGATTCATCATTTCATTTTGAATCCATGTAACAAAACCACCTTGTTGACCGTTAACTTCAATGCCTACTGATTGAGGACGGTACTCTTGTGCTAATTTAAATAGATCATTAATTGTTACGTCCATTAATTGTCTTTTTAAGACTCCGTCTACCCACAACCAATCACCTATATTGTTGTACGCCCAAACACTAATTGCTGAATAATCTGCTGAGTCTTTTTGGCTAACTGCAAAATCGGTAGTAATATAAAAATTAAATCTATTACGGTTCTTTAAAACACTGTCTATTTTGTACCAGCCAATATCACCATCAAGAATTGAACGATCTTCGTCTGACATAATTCGCAACATCAATTCTTGGTTAAACGTGTCAACGCGCCCAATTTTTACAGCTTTCTCGTACTGTCGTTTTACATAAGCGTAATCAAATCGGTCTGGCCAACTGCTTTTAAAATCTTCTTCTACGCAAGGAAATTCTTCGCACACCGGAAATACGTTAACGGCCCAAGCTCCTGATTCAACGGCTTTGTACAAAGGATCTCTTGCGTTAAATGGAGTACCTGACCAAATAATTAAATTCTTACTAGGATGCAGTGCGTAATCCACAGCTTTATATACAGTATCTTCAATTGACGAAATAACTGTAGGAGATCGCGCATCTTCATCGCTTACTAAGTCATCTAATACTGCTAGTGATGGCCGTGTGCCTAATTCTTTAGCTCCCCGTACACCTGTTTTTGCGCCGTAACCTTTTACAATAAATGTGTTGTCATCAATGTTTATAAATTCCCATCTGACATCAGTAAACCTGATTTTAGGAATATATTCTTGTAAAAATTCGGAGTTTTCGTAACGAAACTCTAAATTCTTGCGCATATTTTTAACGCCGTTATCAATCGAGTCAGAAACGTAGATAGCCAATGGAACATTACCAAAACCAGGTATTTCACCGTACGTGCCAATAAATAAAAAAAGGTATTCGCCCATAACGGTTGTTTTGGCAATTCCTCGATGACAGAGGTTAGCTACGCGTGCACCGTTTTTTGTCAAAGTATCTAACATTTTGTAATGGACTAACGGAGTTTTGTGTTCTTCGCCTTGAACGCCGTTTACTAGCTTAATAAACGTTACAAATTCCAACGCAAATGTACTGGGTACATAATTTGGGTCATAATGGTAATTAACTTGTGCTAGGTACTCTTCAACACCTAATGCAACACTTAAATCAAAATTTTCAGTACTGCTCATCATAATCCAAGGCACTTTCAACAAAATCAGGAGGTGTATCAATTATTTTTTGTTTGCCGCAACCTTCTGCCATGCACTCAATAATTGATTTTGTTGGCGTAATAGGGGTTGGCTCGCTAAATTTGCATTTTTTACACGGGTTATCACTCATTGTCTTCGGCCTGTTCTATTAATATTCCAGAATGCGCTATTTCTTCGGCGGTACTTACGCCGGCTTCTATAGCTAATCGTTGTTGTGCTACTAATTCCATAGTGGATTGGCGTAGTGCAGCAATTGAGCTGTCTTTTTTAATGCCTATATCCAACTCAATCTTTTTAGTTTCAGGTTGTTTAAGGTGGGTTAGCAAAGAATTGGCCGCATCACTGCGTACTTTCTCACTATTAGCTGTAGTCATTAACTCAGCTTGAGTATTAAGGGCTTTTTGGAAAAGATCTTGATTTAGTACCCAGGTCGGGACTAAAGATTGTTCTAATATTAAATTAACCAGTTTAGATTTATTGTAAGCTGTGACGTAGCTTGCAATATCTTTAGGCTCAACGGCTTGAGCAGTAAATCGCTTAATTTTTTCAGGAAAAGTTAAGCTATAAGCCTTAATATTTGTCATCCCAGCTAATTTATGGGAGACATACTTGACCGCGTCGATATAGTTCGTCAGTTTAAACCGGCCTTCGTTCATAACGCGGGTATAACTGATTAAATTGTCACGATACGCCTCGTACATTTCTGGATCGGCTAGCGTATTATTAATTTTATTAATTAATTCGGCGTTAACAGACTTTTTTACCTTAGCAGGCAAAGCATCTTTAAATTGTTCAGGTGTTAACGGATCCATTTACGCGCCTCTGTCATTGATATATCGGGAGCGTATAGGTAATAATTTAATTTTTCTGATTTATTTTATGCGTTGCACTTTGACTATTAATAATTAATTTCCATTCTTCTGCCCCGCCGCCTAATGTTTTCATTAGTTGTTCAAAAGCTTTTCTTGACGACTGCACGCCAATAAACGAATCGCCTTCAGGGTCTTGCATTGGCGCAAGTTTTAATCCAACTCCAATACAACCATGCAGTTCACTTGGCCAATTGGCGGGATGTATCATTATCCAGGTGCGATCAACTACATCTGTCACTTCCCAGCCGCGCTTAAATTTACCACCGCTACTTCTTGTCACAACACCACTATTGCGTTGACGCAATGTGTAGGTCCCTTCGGGGATACAACTAACCATTTGCTGGTTATAAATCCAGGGACGTTCCACGGTGTAATAGACAATGCCATCGGGGGCAATTAACTCCCCAAAGGTACCAAAATCAAAATAAGCATTTCTTTCTAGCAATAATGTATTCATGGCCGGCACTATCCACAAATTTAATATACTTTTCTGATCTTTTTACATCCCAAACCTTTGTTAAAAAGAAACCATATTAGGTAGGTACCTATCTAGTAATCTAAGAAAGGGTTATTCCCTTTATAATCCTAATGAAATCAACAGCTTATCTTTTTGTAAAATACCTTAGATGGACTCTCACTTGTGCTTCCAGCACATAAATGGTCTAATATCACAATTCCACAGACTATATTTGGATACCACTAATGAACGAACAAACTAAGACAATCACTCCGTTAGTATCCAGCGTATGGTGTGACAAAAATGAAAAGACAATTTATATGAAATACTACGTAACCCATAAAGAACATATAGAAATAGCGCAGACTATTGGGGATTCTGCTGTATTACTTTATATGTATTACTTAAGAATGGCTTCTACGGCACATCCAGTGATTAATGATGAGTTAGCTGCTCAAAGCCTGGGCTGGAACGCCCGTAAAGTCATGCGCTACCGCCAACTATTGGTTAAAGACAACTGGTATAGAGAAATTAAGTACTCTCGGCCTGGCGGTAGTCGAGGAGTTGAGTATCACATTGGCAAAGACGCAGTAAGACGTAGTTATATATAACCCTTGCCTTTGCTGGCTCCCGCTGACGCTGCGCCAGCAGCAGGCAAGCGGAGACAGAATTAAAAAATACCAGACTGTTGCGGCTTCCTGCCGCTATATAGAATTTAAAAATAATAATTTTGAGCAGGTTTTTGAGAAATTTCATATTTGGGTATGAGTTCAGTACTGACATGACTGCAAAACCGTATTCCGACCTACCCCCCCACTACTTTTGCACCTCCTTTTCCGACGTGCCACCCACCTCGCAGGCTCGGTAACAGCTATGGCAATCCAGCCTGTTAGCAACCAATTGGAGTATTACCATGATCGAGATGTTTAAAATGTTTTTCGCCACCGCTACTAAACTGGTAGGCATCGTACACACTTTCGCTGAAGCAGGCGAAGAGATTGCTGAAGTTGTTCTTAACGAAGTTCAAGAGATCTCAGCTCAACAGCAACGCGACTCAGCTAAGAAAGCCGAAGAGTTTGCCAAAGCTTTAGCTGCGTAACCCCAAGCCTCACCTAACCGGTGAGGTTTGTTTTTTTAAATGCACACACAACATCAGTAGTGCACACACAACATCACACACAAGGGCACACACAAAGCCTAGAGACAGTACCAAGATAGAGGGATGTATCTATTTCTGCTCCTCGTTTCATTAATCCTCCTCAATTCTCTCTCCTTTCCGACATCTTATCTATCTCCTACCTTATACCGATACCTTACCGATACGGCAGCAAGCTGCTTAAAAGAAGTGTATGCAGTGTGTATACAC